ATTTCGTTACAATTACTTAGCATTGTAGCTAAGTGGCTGTACGAGCCATTTGTGACAAAAAAAGAGAAATTACCTGCTCTCATTTCTTATTATAAATACGACAATGACCGTCAACGTAAAAAGATTGAAGTAACGAGGCGTGCTTGTAAGGGCAAAATAGCTATGGTTGCCTTCGATTCGTTGAGTAGTGATTTGCAGGCTTGTTTGATATCACGGTTGGGCAAGCATCCGGCGGAGGTGGTGAAAAAAAACATGATTGTAGAATTGTTGCAACCGGACTATAAGGCTGTAGCGTATTTTGCCAATTATCAATTGCCCGATGGTCGCACACTGCCAGCTGATGTGCAACGTAGATACGCTACTGAGGCTATGCTGCTCCAAGCCTGCAAACAACTACAGGGCAACAACAAAAAGCTACGCAAAACCATGGGCAGCGAAGGCAACCGCAAAGCTTGGGAACTGATTAGCAAAATGGTGGCGCAGTTGGATAGTCAAGAGTATCCGCACTCACTGCCAACGAGTGCGAATAGACTACGCATCAAGGTACAAGAGTATAGTCAAGGTGGGTACGAATCACTGATATCGGGCAACTGGTGCAGTGCCAATGCCCGGAAGGTAACGGATATAGTAGAGCGATTGATATGCTCTATACATGGCGACGAGAAACTCCCCTTTGTGGAACATACGCACGAGATATATATGCAGTTTTTGGCAGGGGTTCTGGATATAGCCGATGTAGAGACAGGGGAGATATTCGACCGCAAACTGTTTGTAAACAGCAAAACCGGTGCACCGCTTACGTTGAGTACCACCACGATTTGGAATATAGTTCAAAATCCTAAAAACTCCGGTCTCCTTGCCAAGAAACGCATGAACACAATAGACTACAATACGAAGATGGTGAGCTATGCCCACCGCAAACGTCCGGAGTTTGCCCTTAGCAAAATAAGCATGGACGATAGAACGCTTAGTCGCAAAACTACGTCGGGTCAGTGGTTGAACTCTTATGGCGTGTACGAACCTATGAGCGAGTGTTGGTTGGGTGTGGTCTATGACGTAGCTAAACCCAGTGTAACTATGGTAATGGACTGCCTACGTGCATTGTACGTAGAGAGTATGCAGCACAACCTGCGTTGGGCTGCGGAGGTGGAGGTGGAGAACCACTTGATGCGCGGTCTGGAGACGGAGTTGAACGCTTTGTTTCAGTTCGTAACCTTTTGCAACCCTGCCAATAGCAAACAGAAACGTGCCGAGCATGGTATCAGAGTGCTCAAATACGGAGCCGAGAAAAATGCTCATGCCGGTATAGGTAGGCATTATGGCAAGGGAGCATTCAAAACCAAAAGCGAACATAAAGATGACGAGTACAAACAGCAACGCGTGGAACTCGAAACCTTGATAGCCGATGCCAAAACAGATACGCACACCCACAACCACAGTCCGCATAGTATCTATAAAGACAAAACACGTTGGCAGGTCCTTATGGAACATCAACACCCGGATTTGATGCGTCCGGAGGGTTGGAAGTTGCTACGTTGGATTGGTTACATGACCGAGACCACGATCCGCAACAACGATTGTGTGAAATTGCAATACGAAGACTACTACATAGAGCATGTAGAAAACTTACGAAGGTTGAAACCCAACAATTATGGTGTGCAGGCATACTGGTTGCCCGATGCTGAGGGCAATATTGGCGAGTGTTATCTGTATCAAGGCGATGTGTATGTGGGTAAGGCTATAAGATACGAACGGTTCAACGAGGCGAAGTTTGAGCGTACCGAACGTGACGAGCAAGTGAGATTGGAACAAACCAAGAGACAGTCGCACCAAAGGAAATTGGTAAAAGATGGTGTGAAAGAAAAGATAACCAAAGTAGTGGTAATCAATAACGCTGAGATAGACAAAAGCTGCGACATAGCTCCCCCCAAAGTAGTGGTAGAAATAGACAAAAACGAAGTGGACTACAACTACATACCAAAACAAGGCGTGGAGGATAGGGCATGGGATAGCATTTGAGGTGCGAAAGTGCGAAAGTGCGAAAGAACGAAAGAACGAAAGAACGAAAATTTACAATTCATAATTTATAATTCATAATTCATAATTACAAAGATGATAACACCTGAAATCAAAAGTAAAATCATTGAGGCGATAGTGGAACGTCGCAAACAGTTTGAGAGTGATGCTAAAATGAGCGCTTGGCTTGGCATAGATGCAGCTCGTTACAGTCAGATAATGAAAGGCAAGATTGATGGCAAGTTGAGTGATGGCAACTGGATGGGCATGGCTCGTCGTTTGGAACTGGAGCTAATGGATACAATGAAATGGGCTGTTGTAGAAACGGAAACTTACCGATTTATTAACACTCAATTGGAAGCGATGCAGGCATTGAGTGTGTCGGGTATCTTTTGCGACATGACTGATATCGGCAAAACGTTTGCAGCCAAAAGTTACGTAAAGCAACATACCAATGCTGTGTACATAGATTGCAGCCATAGTAAAACTAAACAGAAATTGATACGCAATATCAGCAAAGAGTTTGGTTTGGGCGATATTGGCAAGTATGATGAAATTTATGGCAACTTGATTTTCTATTTGCGTTCGTTGCCCAACCCGCTTATCGTACTGGACGAGGCTGGTGATTTGGAATACAGTGCGTTTTTGGAACTCAAAGCGTTGTGGAACGATACAGAAAACTTTTGCGGGTGGTACATGATGGGTGCCGATGGATTGCGTGCCAAAATGGAGCGCATGATTGCGGGTAAAAAGGTAGGGTACGCAGAAATTTTTAGAAGGTACGGGAGTGGCTACAAGACGATAGTACCTGTCGGAAGTAAGGAATCGCAAAAATTCCGCGACATTCAAGTTGATGCTGTGGCGCAGGTGAATGGCATCGTCGACAAAGAAAAACTTCATGATTTCAAAATTAAGTGTATGGGTTCGCTTACCAGGGCTTACATAGAGATAAAGAAAATGAGAATGAGAGGGTAATGGATAATTGATAATGGATAATTGATAATTGATAATGTACAATGCTATGGATAAGATAAAGAGGGCACTCAGCCCGAAAGATGTGCTTGCTTATAAGCCGACGGTGTTGCCGTTTGACAATGAATGGGAGTTGCTTATGGGCTGTCCGGAAATTACAGGCAGTTGGATAATCTGGGGCAATAGTGGCAACGGCAAAACTCGGTTTGCGTTGATGCTTGCCAAATATCTTGCCCGATTTCAAACGGTATATTATAACACCTTAGAAGAGGGACTGTCTGAGAGCATTAAGCGTGCATTCGTGCAGATTAATATGATAGAGACAAAGAGGCTATTCACGCTTGATGGTGAGTCAATTGAGGAACTGAGCATAAGACTACGTAGACGCAAGAGTGCCAACATTGTCTTTATCGATAGTTTGCAATACACAGGAATCGACTATAAAAAATACAAAGCCCTTAAAAAGGAGTTTAAAACGAAATTGTTTGTGTTTGTAAGTCATGCCGATGGTCGTGAACCTGCAGGTCGTGTAGGCAAATCGATAAAGTACGATGCGAACGTGAAAATACGTGTTGAGGGTTTCAAAGCCTTTGCTGCAAGTAGGTACGGTGGTGGCAATCCGCTTACAGTGTGGGCAGAGGGAGCGGAACGGTTTGATTTGGAATGAAAAAAGGTTTGAAGGTGCGAAGGTGCACGGTGCGAACGAAAGAACGAAAGAACGAAAGAACGAAGGTTTTACTATAAAACAAATAAAAATGAAAACACATCGAAATAGTTTGTTGGGCAAGTATCATGTGCTGGTTAAGTATATGAGTGCCGATGAGCGTTTTGCTCTATTGAGTGGTTGGGGGGTGGAGAGTGCAAAGGATTTGAGTGTACGGAGTTTGGGGGAGATAATTTGTAAGCTGGAGGGGATAGGAACGAAGGAGCGAACGAACGAAGGAGCGAAGGTGCAAACGAATGATGCCGGAGATGTTTGGCGGAAGAGGTGTATGGGTGCGATAGGTAGCTGGGCAAAAAAGCGAGGATATAGTAGTGGTATTGATTACATCAAAAGCATAATGATGCGCTGCGGTGGGGAGGGTTGCAAAACTGTAAACGATATACCTGTGAGCAAATTGAGAGGGATATATAGCGAGTTTTGCAAGTTGAATGCAGTAAAATACGAAGTGGAACATTTGGTAAAAGAAATCACCGAAAATCAAATACAATACAACTGATGCAAAAAGATGAATTGTTGGACATAACTTTTAGGGAGTTTGCCCGAATAGCCAACGTGGAACCGGATGTTTTGCGTGGCGATGGTCGCAAAGATGAATTGGTGAGTTTGAGACAAATATTTTGTCTGATTGCTTACAAAAAAGGTTATACCAGCCCAACCGCTATCGGTCGTGTGATACACCGCGACCATGCCACTGTTTGGTATTCACTTCGTGAGGCTGAGAATAGAATGCAATACGACAAAGGATTCAAAAAACTGTATGCTTTTTTGAATGTACAGATGCCGGACTATGAGTTTATACGAATTTGCTACTATCCGGAGCAGGATATTCATGTGGTGGAGACTTTGGGTACAGGCGACATCGTAGGTTTGTACGACAATAGAAAACTACGTATCAGCACATTTACAGACTTGATGGCTACCATGATTGAGGGAGTGAGAGTGGAATATTGGGACTATATGAAACGGATGAGTAGGGTGAAAGGAGCGAAAGAACGAAAGAACGAAAGAACGAAGGTGCACGGAGCGAAAGTGCGAAAAATAAATAAACTTTAAACAGGAGGGAATATGAAATTTGGTTTTTATGGCTGGTTGGACAGTCAACGGTGGGAGCTGCTCCCGGGTATATCAGTATTCAGAGCATCGGTTCATTACCGACAATATGTATTGAATTTTCGGTTTTTGAACTTACGATTTGATGTAGTTCTACTGATAGACAAAGATGATTTACCTTTTTGAAATTTTAATTTTTAATACAAACACAATGAAAAAACAAACGGAATGGAGGACGCACGATGGTATGACGGTTCCCGAAAGTGCAGTAAGTCCTTACGACAAAAAGAAAGAACCCAAAATACAAAGCATGT